TTATTTAATGAAGATTCACTTTTAGATATTGAATACCGTAAGGCAGTTATAGATGAGATTGAAGGTGCTGAAAACATAGAGAGAAAAGCGCAAATGAAAAAGCGCCATGAAGTTTATAAAGATAATACAAAACAATTTGTTTTAGCAATGATGCAAGATGAATCAGAAGATAGACAAGTTGTTAAAGAGATTATTCATAGACTTTCTAACATTTCTTTTTGTAAAAAAGTTATAGATAAAAAGGCAATGCTTTATAAAGATGGAGTAAAAAGAGAAGTTATTGGTGGAGCAAAAACAACACAACAACTTGAGGTAATAGTTGATAAAGTTAATCTTAATTCAGTAATGAAAAAGATTAACAAGTATGTTGAACTTTTCAGAAATACAACTTGTAAGATTCTTCCTTATAAAAATCCAGTAACTGGAAAATATTATTATCGTCCTACAGTTATGCAACCTTATTTGTATGATGTGATTGAAGATGGAGATAATCCAGAAGTTCCAAGGGTATATATTGAAAGTTATTTTACAAATGGTAATAGTACAAATTATGCCCCAGCAAACCAAAGCGGCGTGAGAGAGTTTAACGGTGCAAAAGTTTCATCTATAAATTTTCTGACATGGGCGAAAATGGTAAAGAATATATTTGGTGGTCAAACAGTTATCATTTTACGACCGATAAAAATGGTTTTATTTTAGAAGACAGACAAGAAAATGACCTATTAAATCCTATTGGTATTCTTCCTTATCAAAATTTTACAAAAGATCAAGATGGTGCTTTTTGGGCAGTGGGCGGTGAGGATATTATAGACGGTGCAATTTTATTAAATATGCTTTTGTCCGATTTATTTTATATAGCAAAATATCAGGGCATGGGAATCGGTTATATGTTTGGTAAAGGTGTTCCTAAAAATGCTAAAGTTGGTGCTTCAAGTTTTATAACTATGGAAGTTGAAGAGGGGGATCCAACTCCTCAAATTGGTTTTGCAACAAGCAATCCACCAATCCAAGCGCACCTCGACATGATCGAAGCTTATATATCATTATTACTTAGTACGAATCAACTCGAAGCAGGAACCGTTAATATGAAATTATCTGTTTCAAATGCGGCGAGTGGTATACATGAAATGATAAAACGGGCTGAAAATGTTGATGATATTCAAAATCAAAGAGAAATGTATAAAGATAACGAACCTAAGATATTTGATATTATTAGACGGTGGCATAATTTACTAATTGAAAGAAATGTTCTCGATGACGAAGTTGCAAAGTTGGGTAGCATTGATGAAAAAGATACTGTTAAAATAAAATTCCCAGACCCACAACCGTTTATCACTGAAAAAGAGAGATTAGAAAATATTAAAATAAGGTTGGAATTAGGTCTGGACTCAATGATAGACGCTATTATAAAAGATAATCCCGAATTATCTGAGGATGATGCCCAACAAAAATTACAAAAAATTTTAGAAGAGAAATTGATAGAATCAAGTAATAAGTTAAAACTTTTTGTTACTCCTAATGATGATGCCGCTTTAAATAATAAAGGTAACAGTCAGGACGATTTAGAAGATGAGTAAACTTACTTTTAAAATCAAATTAGAGGACTTAGTGCCTCTCGAAAAATTGAAAGAGTTAGATAGTGGTGATAGAAAAAAAGCAAAAGAAAATATTAAAACTAATGTAGGTAAATTTATAATAGAATCAATCAAGGATGATTCGAGTAGACAAATGAGTATTGTTACTGGTCTGGTGCTGGTATTAATGTTGATTTTAAAAAGTTGATGGAAAAATGAAAAATGATGTAACATCAAAAATTAAAAAAGCTATCAATCGTTCTGAAAGAGAGTGGAAAAAAACAGCACCAAAAAAGTTAATTAAAGATGTTAAAAGTTATATTGTTAAAGGTGTTTCTCCTGTAAAAGGTAAAGGCCATTTTGATAAGTACAGTGACAGCTATCAAGATGCTATTAAGAAAGGACGGTATAAACAATATAATAAAAAGATAAGGCCGATCAATATGACTCTAAGTGGTAAAATGATGAGATCGTTAATTAGACGTTTTACTAAAAATGGTTTTATTATTTATTTTACTTCAGAGTTGGCAAAGTATCATAACATTCTTGGGGCAGGAAGAAGTAGAACTATCAGAAGAATATTACCTTTAAAAGGTGAGACTTTTAAAGGGCCAATAATTAAAAGACAAAAGACACTATTAGAGAAAATATTAAAAAAACATTTAAGGAGGTAGTATGCCAGAAAAAAAAGTAATTGATAATGCACATGAAGATCCAACATTAAAAGATCCTAAAAAAGTTAATGATGATGATTTTAAAAAAGAAAAAGATGAGATTGAAAAAAAACCTGTAAGTGGTTCCGCTTTTTATAAAAACAAATTGGAAGAGTTAGAGCGTAAAAATGCAGAAATGCTGGCCCAATTAGAAGAGTCAAAAACTCGACAGCTAAAAGAAAAAGAAAACTATAAAGAATTATACGAAATTGAAAAGAACAAGAGATTAAGTGCTGAAGAAAAAGCAGTTAAAATTTCTAAAGATTATTTAACAGGATTAAAAATGTCGGCCATTGAAAGTGAAGCATTGAAAGCAGGAATGTTGCCCGAAGCACTAGATGATATTCGTCCAGAAGAAGCGACAATGGTAGAAATTGAAACAGGTGATAAAGGAACTGTCAGCATTTTAGGTGCTAAAGAATATGTTGAATTTTTAAGGGAAACAAAAAAACACTGGTTTAAAAATAATTATGCGCCTAAAATTAATAATTCTCATCCTTCCGATCCTGTTGCACCTAAAAAATTAACCGCAAGAGAACTATTAGACCTTCAAAAAACAGATCCTAAAAAATATGAAGAGGAAATAAGAAAAAGACTTGCCGCACAGTAACAAGCGCTAACCGTATTTTTGACATTGCAAAAAAAATCTTTACACTATACAATATAATCATAGTTCAATCGGAGTGAATGGCCCTTAAAATTTTAAATTATTTTTCTTAAAGGGGACATTCAAAATGGCAAATCAAATTATTGGTACAGCACAGACAACTGTTATAATTCCTGAAATATGGAGTGCACGGTTTTACGACGTTCTTGTTGATCGTCTACCATTCATTGATTCAGTAGATCAATCATACGCTGGCGAGATTCAAAGTTTAGGAGATATTGTTAATATTTCAACAATTCCTGAATTTGACCAAGCAACTTTACTTGGTGAGGGTGCTTCTGCTGACGCAGAATCAATAACTTTAACTGGCCAACAACTTACAATTAATAGTCGAGCGCATAAAGATGTTATCGTAACTAAAAAAGCACAACTACAATCATTGTCTTTTATGGATAAACTAAGAGATAAAATGATTTATTCTATTAATAAAAAAATTCAAGCGGATATTATTTCTGCAATCGTTCCAAGTGCATCCGCACCAGATCATGCTATATCTTATGACTCAGCAACAACGTTAGCTCTTGCTGATATTTTAGAAGCAAAGGAATTGCTTGATACCCAAAATGTTGAAGAGTCGAATCGTATTGCGGTTATGGGTGCTGCACAATGGAACGATCTTTTTAATATTACTGGTTTTGTAAGTAAAGATTATATCCCAGCAGGTTCACCGATTACAAGTGGTTCTATTACAACTCCTATCGCAGGTTTTATTCCTAAGATGACAAACGTTGTAGGTAATACATCAAGTTGGTTTCATCCATCATTTTTAACTATGGCAATTCAACAAGAACTAAACATTGCCGTTTATGATCTTGGCGTAGATGGTACAAGAGGCACAAGAGTAAATATGGATATTCTTTACGGCGTTAAACAACTTGATAACAAGAGAGTTGTTACAATAGGTTAATTATTATTTTTAAAAATTTCATAGGAGAAATTTATGTCAGTTATAAAAAATAAACTTCACATTACAGAATATGTTTATGATTTTAGTGTTGATGGCGGCGCCATAGGCGAAATCAATCTTCACGATAAAGCAGGAAAATCAGTTATTCCTGTTGGCGCAGTAATAAAAGGCATTGCATTTAAAGTAGTTGATGCAATTACTTCAGCAGGGGCCGCTACTGTTGCTTTTGGTAATGGTGATGATAAAGATGGTTACTCAGGAAGTGCAATTGGTAAAGCAACATTAGTCGCAAATTATGTTGGTAATGGCGGAGAAAATGATGCTGCATTATTGTTTGATACAACTTTTTTTCGACCTATCTAATAATTTTAAAAGGGGTTGATTCATGGCAGAGATTCCAAACGTTGATGACCACGGTTTAGAAGTTTTACGCAAAGCAGGTTTCGTTCCTGATGATTCCAAATTAACACAATACGCTTTTAGAACTAAAATGATTGATGCCCTCGAAGGTTCCTTTCGGCCTAGTGGTCTAAATGCAGGTGGAAAGGTTACAGAAGTAACTCTTGATACAAGCAATTGGACGGCATTACCAACAATAGCATTAACAAATCGTAATGCAATTTGTATTCAAAATAAATCAGGAACAGAGATTAAAATAAATTATAATAACAGCGTTGTTGGTTATGTAGGTATTGTTATATCTAACGGATCAGAAAGGTTTTATGATATTACGGACGATATTATTATATATGCAAAAGCATCAAGCGGTACACCAACGATTAACATTGAGGAAATTGCATAGATGGCCCAAGGTAGTATCATTTCAGCGGTTATTTCTTCTCAAACAATTGGGGCCGCAAATAATACAATTGAAGACGTAACTTGTGATAGTTCTGTTTTTGTCGGTGCAGCAGTAAGGATGGACTCAAGCGGTACGGCATACAATGCTTTAGCGGATTCTTTAGATAACTCAAATGTTTTAGGTATATGTGAATCAAAAAGTACAAGTGTTAAATGTATTATTAGAGTAGGTGGCGTTAGTGACTCAATTTACTCAGGTTTAGACGTGACAAAAGAATATTTTTTAAGTGACTCAAGCGCAGGAGATATTTCGACGACTGTACCAAGTGCAAGTGGAAGTGTAATATTAAAGATAGGGCAACCGTTTTCTAGTACAACGTTTGCTTTTATGAAAGGACAAAGGACTGTTCGAGCATGATAACAAAAGATATATTTTTCGCTTCTTACTTAGTTGATCGCAAACTAGAACTTATTTCCTTTAAAAAAAATGGTCGAATTGTTGAATTTGAATTTGACCTTAATGAAGAAAATGAATCGCATTTAAAAGTTAATTATATAAAATCAGAATATATGAAAATAAAACAACAAATTGAAAAACTCAAGGGGTT